CAGCACCAGCAACAACAACACAACCAGCAACAGCACCAGCAGCAGAACCAGCAACAGCACCAGCAACAGCACCAGCAGCAGCACCAGCAACAGCACCAGCAGCAGAACCAGCAGCAGAACCAGCAGCAGAACCAGCAGTACTACCAGTAGCACCAGCAACAGCACCAGCAGCAGAACCAGCAGTACTACCAGTAGCACCAGCAACAGCACCAGCACCAGCACCAGCAGCAGCAGCAGAACCAGCAGTACTACCAGTAGCACCGGCAGCATCAGCACCACCAACACAACCAGCAGCATCATACAGCATAACACCGACCTCGTCCGATGATGAATTCGCGGAAGGCCCCAATCACAGTGGGACGATTCAAGGGGGGCTACAAGATGAAGGTACAGCGGCAGAGGAAGCAAAAGCAAAAGAGGCAGAGGAAGCAAAAGCAAAAGCGGCAAAGGAAGCAAAAGAGGCAGAGGAAGCAAAAGAGACAGAGGAAGCATTCCATGCAAACTTCGAACATTTGCAAGAAGAAACAGCCATGGTTCCGTATAAATCGGGTGAATTAGCACTACCGTATGATATAGATGATATAGATGATATATTGAAACAAGAAATTATAGATTATGTACTCAAAGGAACTCCGATAGATACTAATTTTATGATACCCAATAGTCCAACCGGATCTTCATCTCTGGACCAGCATAATAGACTAATTCTATTAATAAACCTTTTTGTGGAGACGAATACTATGATGCAAGAATATGGATTATCTATGGGCATTATTTCTGTAAAAACGGTAAAATATATATTGATTCAATTAAAATCTCAAATGAACCTTGCCGACGACACTATAGGTAGACATTTAGACACGTTTCATCTAACGGAATCTCCCAAATTTCTAGCTCTAACAAACGAACCGCACCAACGGGGTGGACGAAAGCGTCGTAGAACTAAAAAGAAACGACCTTGGAATAAATACACAAGACGCAATTAAACCACAATGACACGTGGAACCGCTTCCGGTTCATCCATTAACATCAGTGCCATGGCAGCATAGTTATGTAAATCCATCAACGTATCCCGCAGTCCTTCATCTACTAATGTAATACTTGTTTTTGTAATGGAAAGTGCACGATGCAATTTATCTTCCATTCGTATCAATACACCCATGACACCGTAGACGGCAAATGCATCCCCATAATCCTGATTCTTTTTAGCAAAAAGGTCAAGTGCTTCGTTCTGAATCGTCTTCATTTGTTCTACCCGGTCCATCTTCTCTATTCATCGTGTTTTGTTTTATATAATATAGGCATATAATATGCGGTATTACAACAAGGGATTGAACAAAAAATCAGAGGCTAAAGTAGTGTTGACCAGGTCCGAAAAAGTTCTTCTTGTCAAATCCGAAGAAGTCTGTGCCAAATGTCCACCGACTTTACCCGTTGGTGTAGAAAAAAAGCACAACAGTTATGATAGATATTTAAATCGGATACGAAAACAAACGGTTACATGACAGGAACCATATTCATAAAGGGTGTATACGGGACGTGTACACGGCCAATGACATGGTATTCCAATTTATGAATACGATTTAACACGTCATTCAAGTCAGTTTGAATGGGCTTAACATCTACATCAGGCTTTCGCAGTGCCATCAACAAAACACGCTTTTGGTCATACAAATCATTCAATTCTTGGGTATGTACCATATGGGTTTTATGGTACTTTACTTGGATGGCATCGTTTTTCTTCTTGTGTGTAAGATACTCCTCGCGAACCGCTTGAATGTTTGTATCTTGACTGTATTTGAATAACAAATCATACTTTCTACGAACAATGTCTTCATGGGCTTGGTCATACTTTTCTTGTGCATCTTGAAGCAACTCCTTGTACGTATAAAAAGAAGGAATGTGCACTTCCATGTTCCCCCGACAAAGAGTATTTTTTACACAGACTGCCAGAAGTGTACGGTCTTGAACCGAAAAATTCAACGGACCCTTGTTGCAAATGGGGCAAATGGGATTCTTGCGAGCTTCATACTTTTGTTTCAAGGAATAATATTTTAAAAAAGGTTCATCTATGGTAATCCTGCCTAATTTTGTAACTTCCATGTTGTAGTTTTATATTTTAAATTTTAAAGGTCAAAATATTGCGTCTGGAGGTTGTATTGATGCCCTTCGTAGGTGAACTGGATGCCGTAGGCGAGGTTGTCCACCACGGTCTTTAGCTGGGCGGTGGGCTCCGTCTCTTGGAACGTGAAGAAGACGTACTGCTCGTCTATGCTGCACGACTGTATACAGTCCACCCCCAGATAGTTCACCAGCGCCTTCTTCGCGGAAGCAAGGTTCTTCGTGTAAGCGACCATCGGAGGAAGAATCATGGTAAGATTGTGCTAAATAAAGAGAACGTAAGCTATTTCAATTTTATACTTTATATAAAATTGACACCACTTTGCAGATTTTACACAAGGGTGAACCATGGCAACCAAAGTGTCGCACTTTTTCTCCGGAAAAAAAGAGTATCGATCGTTGAGTAATTTTTGGGAGAAGGACGTTCACGTACGAGGCCGAGAGTATACAAGTGGTGAACATTGCTTTCATGGAGAAAAGTATACTCGTCTTGGAGAAGTGTCGGAAGGTACTCGAAGCGAGGAACTCTTGGCTTATGGCCGAACATTCTTAAAAGGGTCATCCTATACACCTTCCCAAGCAAAACAAAAAGGAGGAAAGAAAGGACTACGATTGACGGAAGAGGAATTGGCTCTATGGGACGACCTCAGTCTACAGGTACAAAGGGAAATTTGTCAATGGAAAATAGATACCTATCAAGAAGTGCGAGACGATTTACAAAAAAGTGGAACCACCCTCTTGATACATCCTGCTCTACGCTGTAGTTTAGACAAGGTTCAATCTCGTCTATGGGAAGGAAAAGCTGTCATGGTAGATGGAAAAATAATCGTTTTGGGTAAAAACATGCTGGGTCAACTCTGGATGGAGTATCGGGACCGTTGAAACTCTCTACTTTAAAGAATACATTTATTTTTTGGTAAAGGATTTTGCCTTGTCCATTAACTTACTAATGGTCACAAATTGCAACGTCATATAACTTACGTAAGTGTTAAACACTAACATACAAAATATAATCGCGTAGATTATCCATTGGATGATACTAGCAACAAATCCCATATATCATCGTTAGAATTAAATTGAAATGAAATGTGTTGGTAGGGGAGAACATACAACAACATGGCTTACGTAGTCGTCGTTCGCAATCGGTCTTTCCCGGGCATGATTCACGTGTTTACAACGCAAGATTCGCCTACCGACGCCGTCTACAAGCGGAACAGCCTGGGTGTATTACCAACACCTTACGTCATCCTGTATGCCAAGTACCTTCATCATGCTCGGGACGCTAAGAGTGTCGGTAAGTATTTGGGAGAGACGTGCTCGGAGCCGAAACCGGGATTTTACTACTGCGATACGGAACACGTGGTAGATTACATGATTACCATGGACGGGTCGGTGTGGTCCGAAAATGAATCCGACGAAGTCATTCTACTACAACGACGTTAAAGAAACGCCATGGAACATCCTACACTGACGACACTGTGAAACGCGGAATGATACAACAAGTGGTGTTCGCTACACCAACCTTTTTTAGAATGGACATGGCTGCAATGAAAAAGAACTGCTGCCACTACCAAGAGGGCAACGAAAAACGCTTTTTTCATAACATCCAACTCCTTGATGAACAAAATGTAAATGGAAAAAACAAGAAAGGAAATCCGAGCAAAGACCGCATCCGTCCTATGAAGAAGAGACGCTTCTACGGGATGCATCCAAAAAAGGATGGACAAGAGTAGATTTATACCCACCAACAGAACAAGAACAACTTCTTCCCAAGGAGGGTCTTCTTTTTGTAAAAATACCATCATGGGTAGAGCTAACAACAAACTGGTCATGGATAAATAGACCATTATAGTTTATCCAGATTAAATATACCTTTAGTATACATGAGATGTCCTAAGGGAACTCGTAAAAATAAAAAAAATGGTAAGTGTGAACCACCAAGAGAACCGTTGTGGACACGTTGCAAAAATGGATACCGGCGCGACACCATGGGCATTTGCCGACCCATGGTTCGTTCTAGAATCCAAAATTATTTAGATACTCCCAACAGTGCCTATCGCGGCCGACGGGTTGAGCCGACGGGAACCTCGGACCACTTCATTGCCCTCTGTAAAAAACACATTCTTGTGGACCACTTGGCCGGTGTATTAGCAACAACATGGATGCAAAAGGGTGATTGCAATATATTTTTTATTGGAGAGCAACATAAACCGTATACGAATACCAAATGTTCACCCATTGTGGAAATATTCAAGAGCCTCATGAAAGAAAATGAACGGTCGGACAATCCGGTTCAAATAGATATCATGCTAGAATTTTTACAAGATGCTACCAAGTATGTTGACCGGTTAGATGGTAGACTTAAACATTCACAAATGTCCCGAATGCGACATTTTTTGGCTCCCTGCATGACACGAAAAAATTGTTCGGTTCGCGTTCATTGGACGGACCCTACCCTGTTAACTTCGGATAAAAATCCCAAGTGGCTTACTGCTCTGGGCAATCAGGAATATTATGACCATTTTGGAACCGACAAATGGAAAGAACAAGACATCATCCGAGCGGAACTACAATCCAAAGACGATGTGATTAAAATCTTGACAAAAAATGTTGTCGTCATGAAAGAAATAGACCGTGCAAATGAGGTAGACCCTGAATTTAAGGATTATGCTTTTTTCTTGTTTAATCAATTGTTTCAGCAAACGGTAGATCATGCAAATGGTGAATGGGAAAAGTGTGTACTATGGTATTTGCGACGTGTCATGGACTTTTACACGTCGGCTAGAATTGTCAAGGGGAATATGAAAAACATCATTGTGTATGCAGGCAACAGTCATACCACTACCATGATTCATTTTTTACAAATGTGCAAGTTTTCTATCGTGGAAAGTGTACGCGGAAACTGTAGATAAAATTGAACCGTTTTGATGTAAGACTACCATGCACAAAAACATCATGAACGTCATGATGTTTGTAGAAGTGCCGGACAGGCCGTGGGGATGTGGGTTTCAATTGTCTTCTCGCGTGTTTTACCGTGTTCCGCCGGGACGCATTCGCATTGCACGCTACAACGAATCCTTCTGTCCACGAGAGGGAAGAGGATATTACGCCGACACGTATTTGCGAGCCTTTGTTCGTAAGTGGAAAGAAGCTACCGTTATCCGGAAACGACGCATCTCGGAACGTCGTTCCGCATTACAAGCGCTCTCCAAGACGTGCTTGGTGGACGACATCATTCGCCGCGTGGCAGAACAGCTTTAATCTTGTAAAAGAGATTTATACAACGATACACCTTTTTTAGTTAAAACCATTAAAATAAATATGGCTTATCTACTACATGGGAAATCATATCAGTCAACTCACACATTATGTGAGTTATGAAGATGTTCAACGGGCACAAACCAAATGTATACTCATCAGTACACTTCCTCCTACCGAACAAGAGATTTTGATTTACAACACAGTCCCCTGTTCGGTAGAAATCAGTTTGGTAGAAGATGCCATCAAAAAGAAGACCCCCATTCTTATTTATGGACGACATGCTCAGGATGCTACCATTTATACCAAATACGACCAGATTAAAAAACTAGGCGGTATACCCTACCTTTATCCCGGCGGATTGTTTGAATGGCTTCTTCTTCAAGACATTTATGGGAACGAGGAATTTAAAACGACCAAATATAAAAAGCCCATGGACCTTCTTAAATACAAACCGAATAATGTATTAAATATATTATAAAAGGGTAGTGTAAATGGCCGGCGGATTATTAAATTTGGTATCGGGAGGGACACAAAGTGAAATCCTCTACGGAAATCCCCAAAAAACGTATTGGACATCCGCCTACAAACAGATTACCAACTTTGGGATTCAAAATTTTAGACTGGATTATGAAGGACAACGTAAAATTCAATTGACCACGGATTCAGTATTCACGTTCAAAGTGCGACGATACGCAGAACTTCTCACGTCTACCTATCTCGTCATGGATTTACCTGACATTTACAGTCCTATCTATAGCAAGATTGTCACCACGGTCGCGGATGGAGAGTCCATTACCGAAGTCAAATATTTCCCCTATGAGTTTCGCTGGATTAAAAACATTGGTGCCATGATGATTCGGGATATCAAGTTCATGATTGGAGGCAGTCTGATTCAGACCATGACAGGAGAAGACATTCTGGCACTGGCCAATCGCGATTTGACCAAAACCATGAAGTCCAAATGGGATGAAATGACGGGAAATGTTCCCGATTTATATGACCCTGCATCCGTTCACGGGTATATTTATCCAAGTGCAGCCTATTCCACTCCCATTGGTCCGCCGTGGCCACCTGGAGCAGAACCGTCCATTCGGGGGCGCCAGTTGCGTATACCGTTGCCCATTTGGTGGGGTATGAATGCTCAACAGGCATTCCCTCTCGTCTGTCTTCAATACAATGAATTGTCCATTGAGGTGACCTTGCGACCTCTTGCTCAGCTGTATCAAATTTCCAATGTGCTGGAAGGAACTACGGAAATGATTGCTCCCAACATGGTAACCACGGAGCATCAATTCAACCGTTTTTTAAATACACCTCCTGTTGATGGCGTCTATCCACCAAATACGTCTTGGTATGAAAACATTCATTTATCGTGCAACTACGTATTTTTATCGGATGATGAAGCTGCCTTATTTGCCAGTCGTCCGCAGTCTTATTTGATTCGGGAACTTCACGACCATAAATTTCAAGAATTGAACATATCAGACAAGGTATGGCTTCAAAATTCATCCGGACTTGTGTTATCCTGGATGATGTTGTTTCAACGGTCGGATGTAGCTTTACGAAATGAATGGAGTAATTATACCAATTGGCCGTATTCTTATTTACCGAACGATGTTCAACCTTACGAGACAAGTGTCATCGACACCGACCTGCGAGCCTACAACTCATTGAATCAGCAAATTTATACGACGGGGGAACGTCGTCCTGAAAACGTAAAAGACATTTTGATTGAAATGGGAATTCTGGTAGATGGAGTCATTCGTGAAGAACTCAAACCATCGTCCGTCTACATGTATGAACAACAATTCCTTACCATTCAAGGAGAAGGATATCGTTCTTTACCAGGACTTCAATGTTATCATTTTTGTTTGAAAACAGACCAGTTCAACCTACAACCGTCCGGTGCCATGAATCTCAGTAAATACGGAAAGATTGAGTTGGAGTTTGTGACACATTCTCCCATGATGAACCCTTTGGGAGATTACAAAGTCATCTGTGACCTTATCACAGGTGACCAAATTGCTACCGTCAAAGACGTTCCTAAACAGTTATTGTATTACTACAATTTAACGGTGATTGAAGAGCGATACAACGTGTTGCGATTCATGTCGGGAAATGCAGGGTTGATGAATGCGCGTTAATGTACATCATACAACTCTACAATGTAGGGCTTGTTGTCTACCAAAACGGTATCGCCTGTATACACGGCGGATACGCCTTGAAGGTCGGTGCTTTTTCGTTTGTTTACATAAAGCGGTAGTTTGATACCATCCTGAATGGTATAATAGTACCATAAATCTCTACGCACCTCTTTTGGTTTTCCAAACAAGGGAAGCTTCACGTCTTTTTGCAGATATCCAATTTGAGTATACTCAGGTGAAGCATAGACACGTTCCGGAGCAAGGTAGGGGTTCCGCAACATGTCGCGAGGGTCGTCTTTCAGCATGACAGAGATAGGAGGACTCAAGGTGGGTACATATCGGCCATATTGATTGTCATCTACATATAGGAATACAAGGAAAAATACAAGCAACAAAATGAAAAATACCAACATAGTTTATCTGTATAAATTTATCTGTATACAGTATATGCCTAGAGCCAACGTATCTCCTTCCCTGATTAATTCAGTATACAGAAACTTACCTAAGAAGCCGCTTCCTTCTACCATTGGACCGATTTATTTGCGCCGAATCTACTTTCCGTGTCGCTAAGTATACTTGGAAAAGTATTTTTCAAAATACTCTCTCCCGACACGATATTTAAACGGTGTTTCCAAATACAGAGTATACATATCGGACAACTGCGTCAATCCTTTATGGTCGCACATTTCTTTCAACGTGTCTAAATCGTCCGTCTTGTTCCAAAGAGAACAGGTGACATTGACGATTTTATCACCATGAATGGCGACCGAAGGATATTCAATTTGAATAATGTCTTTTAACAATTCAATAGAAATGACTGCTTTTTCTTGTTGGGCATAAAGGGTGGCTAATTCATGCAACTCGTATTCATTCTCATCGTATTTCATGTGGGTGTCCCAAAAGTGTTTTAATTTAAGAATGTCGGCCTGTACTGAAGGTGAACAATTCAAATATTGGTCATTCTCACATTTTCCTGATAATAAAAACTTGAAATTTTGTTGTGACACAACCGAAGGAAGTCCTTTACGTTTCAGGAAAATTTGCCACAAGAAAAACATGTCCTTGTACGACATGTGTATACCGGGGGTAGGCGTGGTATGCGTTTCTAAAAAGTGTTGGAGAAGTGTTTCTGGTGTATGTTGCCTCAAGAACAACACGTCTTTTTGAATGATGGATTCTGGATGATGAATGTACGTCTCTGACGACCCATATTTATTGGACAAATAGACGGCTGCAATGATGAACTCAATCATACAGCTTTCCGTGAAAAACGTACACTGTCCTTGCAGAATTCTACAACTGTCATACTTGTGGTCGTGGTATTTATATTTGAATACGTCTCCGACGGTTCGGTGCGTCAAGACATAAATGTGTTGATGAATGTACTTGAGGTAGGGTTTATAGCTAACATCCAGGTAGTATACTTCCGTCATCTTCTTGTGAAGAAGAATGTCGCCTACGATGGTGAGAAAAAATTTAGCATATTCTTTTTTCATGGGAATTTTGTGAATGACCATGGTTGTCGCGTAGGGTGTGGCTGCTGAATAAATGGGTGTTTCTTTGATTTTTTTCAATACAGATTGTATGAGCTTGTATTTGCTAAACAAGAGTTCTTTGGGAATGGATTGACCTATTTTATGAATGATATCGTCTTCCCGAATGATGGACCATCCTTCTTGTTTTTGAAGGTAGGTCTCACTGGAAGAAATGTAGTAAAACGAGTATTGTTTTAAAAAATCTAAAATGAAAAGGTCTTTCTTTTGTTGAACCTCCATTCGTTGTATTGTTTTTTTTTGATGGTCCTCCTCAATGGATTGCATCAAAAGTGGCAATCTAGATACATAGGTTTCTAATTTATTCAACATGAATTCATTGTCCTTGTATTTAAGTCGCAATTCATCCAAGTCCATGACAAGTAAGAAACATATGTATTTATATAGATTTACGAAATACGCTTGGTCGGGATAGCCGAACACACACAGTAGAGCGAGTTCTCGGTCATGACGATAAAATCAGCTTCTACCTTGAATACCTTGGCAATCGGACTGGTGTACTCCTCCTCGTTCTTGACGAGCATCTTTTCACCCGATTCACGAACTCCAATGACGGCTTCCTTGGAAACAGAAGGCTTCCAGTAATCCAACATGATTGGTTTGTCGTGCTCAATGGAGAGTTTGGCAAGGTGCTTCATGGTCAAATCGCATGGAAACCGGTCCGTCATATGCTTAAGGCGGAAAAGTATTTTTAAAATTTTAACTTATTAAAATGAACCGTTTGTTTTTTCTAGAGACCATTTCCTTTTTTACGACAGGGGTATGATTTTCTACAATGCTAGAATATTCGTCGTTCAACAATCGGACTAGATAATCATAAATTTCGTGAATGACTTGAATGGAACATTTTCCTACAATGAGTATACTGCCCGTTCGGAAAATCATGAAGGATACGGCAATAGACTGAATGGTTGTCACGACTCCATTGTTGTAGTAAACCTTGCATTGAATACCTGGATATGAACAGGGGTCATATACAGCTGAAATGTTGTATTTATACTTTAACAAATGAAACATTTTGTTTCGGTCAATGTGATATCCACAGCTAAAGTTGGAATTCACCAAGACCGTTTCCTCCATGAAGGCATTGTAGACAATGGACGGATAACAGGGCTTCAAAATGGAGAGTAAATAGTCAATGATGAGGGGAATGTGTTCACGCTTCTGAATGCCTGGAATTTCTAGTTTTCCTGTATTGAACACCTTCAAATGATATTCTCTAAAGACATCTTCAATCTTGAGCCGAATCACAAGGGCAAAACAATTGTAAAAGGCTCCCTTATGCCGTATACGATAGGATAAAATATCGCGACGTGAAATTCCTACGGTCACCTTTCGTGTGTCCTTGTATTTTAGGGTTCCCTTGTCTTCTACATGGGAAATGATGTGTTCCACGGTATACTCGTAAGGGAGCAGTTGCTTTTGTATCTGCAACACTTCAGCTTCACTCGTGCTGTTAAACTTCATTTGTTTTTTAATCACTCCCGCGGAAGGTGAATTGTAGGGCAAGACTGGGATTCCCCAAAACGTGGAATGCAAGTCAATAGGTTCATTCAAATAAGAAATGATGGTGTTGGTAGAGACGTATAACTTGGTCGGGGAAGGAATCGGTCCAGAGACAGAGGGGGCCACATCTTCTTGGATAGAAGGGTCTCCTAAAAAGCTTAACCACTCAGTGTCCAGGTCCATGTTCTCTATATCTATTTGTTTGTTGATATTAAATCAATTTATTAATAACATAACGGATACAATGTTCATTGGTAAAAGGAGTATGCAATAAAAGGGCCAATTCGTTCATAGGAACGGAATGATGAAGGACCATGTAATATAAAAAGTCTTTGACCAAATGTTTGAGGTCCATGTTGTAGTTGGAACTCAACTCGTAAATTTTACGAGTTCCCTCGTCTTTGTTGGACCGAATCGTCTCGTACAAGTCTTTCCATGTATCATCTTGAATGCACATGCAGTCGGAGGGTATATGAATTTGTAGATGGTTAATCATGCTGCGAATGTCGGACCCATATGTTTTTTGAATTTTGACCAGCTGGTCTTCGGTATACTCTAGGGATTCTTCTTTGACAATGTGTTTTAAAAACACCATGATTTCTTGAGGCGGCAAATGATTAAATTTTACTTTGAGAAACATGCTTTGAAGAGAAGGTTCTACTTTACTAATGTAGTTGCAAATGAGACATACAGTGACGTTGGAGTATTCGTGCAGTAAATAACTCAGGGATAATTGTGCGGCTCGCGTCATAGAGTCCACTTCGTCCAAGATGATGAATTTCGTTCCCTTTTTAAACATGTTTTTGGACTGGATGAACGAATGAAGTTGAACGCGAATGGTGTCAATGCCGCGGTCATCGGACGCATTCAAATGAATCATGAGACCACTGGATTCTTCCCCGTGTAATTTTTGATACTGATGAATTAAATTAATGATGCTTGTCGTTTTTCCCGTTCCAGGAGGACCGTAAAATAACATATTAGGAATATAATCCATTTTTATAATATTTGAAAAAAAAAGCTGGTTCTCCTCTTCTAGCACAATTTTAGAAAAGTGATTGGGTCTATATTTTTCTACAAATGGAACATTCATACTAAATATAGCATTGTTTCTTTAATAAAATATACGTATAGAATATGGTTCACAGAAGTCGTATTATGGGAGCCGGTTTAGCAGGAGCGAGCACCTTGGGTGTCAGCGTAAATTCAAACACGGCCGGAGGCAGTAAGAAACAGGGGCTGTCCAGGCTCGTAGGTTTAGGAAATCTGGGCCGAGTCGTAGAAAAGGTCCGCACCAGAACCGGGAGCACGGTTCTCTCTCGGTCCATGATTTACAGCATGGGTCAGCTGAGCGGTGTAGGGCGAGGTGTAAGCGCCTTCAACATCCCCGGCATGTATACTCGCAAGGATGGCGCTCATACCGTCAAGCCGTTCGCCTTTGTGCGGTAATTTGTTTGTGTACATAAACCCACAGTATACAGGCTCCCATAGATGCAAAGAATATACCTACATACACTTGTTCGTATGTCATTGATATAAGTAGGGAAACCTTCTTATATCAAATTTATAGGTCTATCCTATGAACTATTTAGCCATTTTATACGGTGTCTTTTTTCTAAGTTTATTTTTAAAGTTTCAGCTGGCTAAAATAAGAGACCCTTTATGTCCTTCGGGACTAATTCGTGATAATAATTTACCAAGTATACTTATATGACATGTGCAACCATGGCAGCAGAAACGGACATTACCATTTTATTATCCAACTACAATAGCCAACTGCAGCTAAATACAACGGAAGGGAATCAGTGTGCAGCTACGTTGGCGGCTGAAATCAACAGTATACTTCAGTCCAACCTAAATCAACCTCCCTCGGTAGCATTAAGGGAAGACATGTTGTCCCTTCTTCAGATGCAGGAGGATGCCCAGGTACACTCTAAACAAACACGCCAGATAACCATGTTGTGGGTGATTGTATCTCTTCTCCTTTTGATGATTATAGTATATTTATGGAATTTCAAATAATACTCTATAGTAATATGGAAGCTGCATTACATGATTATTTCAACGCTCAACAAGCGAAACGAACCAATTTGAATACCAACGTAGAATTGTCTACGGGCAGCAAAGCCTACATCAATAAATATGGTATTGCGAAAGAATACGGGTCGGAAGCAGATTATACACTGACGGCAGGACTCAAATCATGTGGTGAGGCCATCCCAACTCCATTGGATCGAACCTGGGCTACTTTAGAACATCCTCGCGGAACGGTCATGGCACCCGGCGTTCCTTGCGGGTTTGAAAACTCGTACATTACTGCTTCTTTTCCTTCCTCTGCGGAAGGTGTAGAAGTGTCAGCAGGAATAACTCAAATGAGTAAAATAGGATACATTGATGTAGATAACATTTATCGCCCGGTTCAGACGAATTTATTAAGCTCGTATGCACCGGTCAAGTCCAGTTATATTACAGGAACCAACATGACAAGTTGTTTAGGCAGTACGATTCGGTATGGCGACCCTATTTATATTAAACACAGTTCCTCGTATGCGTATACAGATTCCAATGCAATTAAAATCTCCTCCTCGGCCACCGCCTCTACCTATTATTTACAACCCGTTTCAGGGACATCCAATCGTGAAATTAAATATGGAGATTTATGTTTGCTCTCCACCACCAAAGAGACATCGTCCTCTACCTGCGGGCAATGGGGATGTAGTGTAGGAACAGTATCGGCCGCCAACAAATTGGTATTAGCGGCATCCAACAATGCAACCCCGTTTCGGTTTATACCGGGTATTACTGATGACGCGGGTAAAGGTATCAAGGTAGGAGAAAGTTTGAACATGGTTGCAACTCTACCTACCAATAACACCTTGCTTAATGCAACAGTACTTAGAAACAGAACAACGCCGTATATTACCAGCACCAATGGAGCGTATAATTTAAAGTTTGTAGATGGTGCATTGTCGGTGTACACATCCTCCAATACGGTAAAAAGTACCATTTATGCCATTACGTCTCCAAGCACTACCAGTTATGCAGATTTTACGTCCGGAAAATTTTCGTTTTATGATGTAAAAACTTCAACTGTGCCTCAGGAAATCATTCCATCTAGTACGGCAGGCAATGTATCTCCTTACAAGGCAATTCTCTGCAACGACGGTGAATTGGTCGTTATTGATGGTAACAATGCCGTGGTATGGCCTACCACCAAAACAGATTTTGATACACCTTCTCCCATATACGCGACCGTCAATGATTCATCCGAAATTGTTTTTGGAGATACCCCCATGTATACGTTTTCTATTACCAGTCCCTATTATGGAGACGGAACGCAATGCAATGTAGAAGCCTTAAAAGACTATTGCAAGGAGTCAAGCAAGTGTGTAGGATTCATTCATTCAGGACGAAATCACAATTGGCAGTTTATCAACAAGGATGATTCACCGGATAATTATCAAATGAGCACTACGTATACCGACACCTATTTACGAAATATATCCGCAGCAGTCGCGGGTCCCAAATGCCCGAGTGCATCCACCATTACGTCCGTTCCCTGGGAACACATGCTACTGTTTCCTAAAGGGACCGCCCTTCCTACGACAGGAGCAAATTGTCCTTCAATTCCTTCTGCCAATACACCTCTGTACGATACATACATGAATTCATTGAATGAGGTGTGGCAGTCCATGTCAGGAAAACATCTTGACTCCACTAACGTAAGCAAATTGACCTCTACAACAACCAGTTTAAACAGTTCTAATCAGGCCTACAACACAGCTTATACCAATGTATTGGACCAGTATACAACCACGTCCCCGACCAACAATACCATTCGCCAACGAATTGAGGATAGTTCCGTATTGGATGAACATCATAGAGGACTAGCCATTTTATGGGGAATTATTTCCATTTCCGTCATTTCTATTATTTTATTTAGACCGAACAATTAATCCAGTGTACTACTATGAGTACCATAGAAACGACCTTGTACAATCAATTACTTACAGAAAAAGCGCGATTGTCCGCGGAATATGAAGAGCTCGTGAACAGCGGAGCTACCGAAAGCGAACTTCAAGCACCTGCTCAAAGACTTACCAATGTAAATGTATTACTGGCTAATTGGACAAACTATGCCAAAGTACGGTCCGACGCGAACAGTGCTCTCCAAAATGCGTATTCAAGCACGAATGAGGCTACTAGCACGTTGAACGAACTCACCAGTCAATCCAATGATTTAGCGGCAACGTTAAATGCCGACAAGGATACCAAAAAAAAAATAGTGGACATTAACACGTATTATAGCAAACACTACGAGGCCTACAAAGACTTGTTCATTACCGTCACTATTGTAGGAATATGTGTGGTAGCGGCTCTGTTGTTGTCGTACACTCCGCTTGAGTTTTTATCCAGGTCTCTTACCATTGCGATTTGCATTCTAGGCGGAAGTGTTGTTGTCTACAAAATCATTTCTATGATGCTACGAACGGAATCCAACTTTGACGAATTTGATTGGGTCAACGAGCCTGCTACCGACGCAGGGTTTGAACGAAATAAATTGGTAGACATCAGTGGAATTAATTTAAGTAAAACCATCTGTGTAGGACCGTTGTGCTGTGGAGAAGGGACGGAATGGAATAGCAAACAGGGATGTGTGTTGATAAATCCTCAAGATATTACCTCTTCTTAATACAATGGACAGTTTAAATAATCTGTTGTCAAATCTAACCTCTTCCACAGGGAGTTCACCGGATAAACCCAAAAATAAAGACACGTTATCCAATGTATCGTCTCAAAATACAAACATTGACACGAACATCAAGGGAATGTTTACCTCGCTGGACATTAAAAATACCAATTCCCAGATAGACACGGAACGGGCGCGAATGGAAATGTTATTGCGAGCATACCAGGATGATATGAAAGAAGAAGCGGAAGCGCCTCAAAATACCATCCAGAGTAGAAATGCATATTATGAAAGTGTTTACCAAAATTCAGCGAGTCAGTTGGAGTTGTATTACAATACAGAAGCCATCCCGTTGTGGCAGTCCTTGACACAAGAAAAAAACAAATTGATAATGTCTTTGAATGAAAGCATTTATTTTTTGCAGTCTCAGGGTGTATACTTAGAATCACTTCAGACCGGGTCATTGGACCCTGTTGCCGGTGTGACAGCAACTGCCCCTGAAATAGATACACCTTTGCGAAAGTCAGGCTTTTACCGAGAGAGTGATGCTATGATTACGATGTGGACGGCCATTGTCAATTGTATTCTGTTTACCTATGGATGTATACTCTTGTTTCATTTCAGAAATAGTCTGCTTGAACCTACCGTGTTGCTGACCATTACCCTCACGTTCATGTCGGTCTTTGCGTTGGATTTTATCCTCAAATTGGTGTTTTATATTCCTGAAAAAATCATTGGATACCTTGGATGGGGATACACGCCTACCGACCTTTCCACATGGTGGTATTTATGGATTCCTGCCTCTCTCATTGCTATCTATATAATTATTTCTAGTCTGTTATAATATGAAGGAGTACATTTTTGACGGAGTGAATTTTTCCATCATTATCTCCACTATCCTTATTTTTTTAGGGTGGATACGAAGTACGCCTTACATTTTTAAACTTGCCAGCTTTATTGTGAAAGTCATCGTAGGTCTGTTTTTGGTCGTGCGGTTCAGTTTTTTTAAGGAAAACCCCTTAAGTGCGTTTGAGAAAAAGGTATGTTTTGTATCTGGCATGTATCTGTTGGTTTTTACGATAGGAGAGTATATCCGTGAGTTTGTGTATAGGTTCCGGCCATGGTTAGCCAATAGAGGCCTGCTGCGAAAACTAGAATGAATAAACAAGCTTTGAATTGCTCTTTCCATAAACGTTTCCATCGGTCTGCCGGACTTTCCATGTGTCGTTGAAAGTCGTCATAATGTTCCTGTAAAGTCATGGTAGGTTTGTTCAATCGCTGGTTCACTACATTGTGAATGTAGTGTGCCCATAAAATAAAGTCTTCACGATTGTCCAAATAGGGAGAAATGGGATAATCCCGAAGAATGTCGGCAAAAGTAGACCCTATACTTTTGTTCGGTATCAACTCGGGTAAATGGTGAATCCACCGATAATGAATCTTTTTTTGAATGGCAGTAGGATGGGTTGGATAATGAAAGGCAACCGTATGAATCATAAACCAGTAATGCGGTCCCCATATTGTTGGATCCATAGTATTTAAATATATTAACATTTTATACGTAGATGATTAAATGCATAAATTGCGGGAATACTCGTCATGTATACAGACAGTGTAGGGTTCCTATTACCAGCAACGGGGTCATCAACATCAATGAAAAGGGGGAGTATTTGATGATTTGTCGTAAAAAAACACTCGGGTATGTGGATTTTGTTCGTGGCAAATACAATTTACAATCTACGGAGCATTTGAAAAATCTTATATTTGAAATGACTCTCCAAGAAAAAGAAATGTTGATGACACAATCGTTTGATGAATTATGGACGGATTTATGGAACACGCCGCTAGATGGTGGGTCGGAAGAATTTTCCTCGCGTGAAAAGTTTACCGTGCTACGGAATGGATGCACCATTCAATCCAAAACGGTATCCCTGAAACAACTCTTGCAAGAGTGTCCATCTACCTGGACGGAACCGGAATGGGGCTTTCCCAAGGGACGTCGGAATCAACATGAAAGCGACTATACATGCGCCTTGCGTGAATATGAAGAAGAAACCGGATATGACAAGAAAGACCTGAACATTCTGAGTAATGTATTGCCCTATGAAGAAGTGTTTACCGGGTCCAACTACAAATCTTATAAACATAAATATTTTATTGCACTCAGCCATCAGAGCTTACCACATCGTCCCTTTCAAGAGAATGAAGTGAGTGATTTAAAATGGGCAACCTATGAACAAGTATTGGATATGATTCGTCCCTACAACATGGAACGAAAACGGTTGGTCCAACTGGTTCAAACGGCCATGAAAGATTACATTGTAATTCATTGAATATTTTTAGGCCTATATAAATAATGGACACGATTAAGTTAAATACCATTCAACTGAATCCTATGTATTCTACCGATTACCCGGATATAAATGAACCTGATTTTCCTACCAAAATCATGGAATATCAAGATTTTAACATACCGTTTCCCCAGCAGCATAAGAAGACGGCGGAAGAGGTTGCTTCGTTGTCGGATACGCTGTGCAATTCCACCATTGAATTGTCAACCTATCAAACGGTCGTGCGAAACTTTTTATCCAACGATACGCCTTATAACGGCCTATTGTTGTATCACGGTTTAGGTTCAGGAAAAACATGTGCAGCCATTACCGTTGCAGAAGAGCATCGTAAATTTTTAAAACGAAGCGGATTAGGTAAAAAAATTTACGTGCTGGGAAATAAAAACATCAAACAAAATTTCAAGACGCAGTTGTTCCATGAGTCTCATTTGAAAAAATTTGACGGAGAATGGACCTGTTCTAATTGTATTGGGAACTCCATTTTACGAGAGGTGAATTCTTCAGGTACGGCCTGTACCAAGGACTTTTTACTGAAAAAAATAGACGTGTTGCTTCGCAAATACTATAAATACATGGGATACCTAGAGTTTGCTAGCATGGTCAACTCTCATAAAAAACATGTCAAAGACCTCTTTGAAAATTGCATGATTATCATTGATGAAGTGCACAACATCAAGGACGATAAAGAAGGTGTCAACGCAAGTTCGGTTCTGGACTACATAACGGAACAAACCACGTGTAAAATACTCATGTTGTCGGCGACACCCATGTTCAACCAGCCCCAAGAAATCATATGGATTCTGAATTTATTACGAAGGAATGATAAACGGGACATTCAAGAAGAAAAACACTTTTTCAAAGAGGGTGAACTTGTTCAAGAAGAAGAATTCAAGGACTATATGCGTGGATACGTCTCCTTTGTCAAAGGCGAAAATCCGTATACATTTCCGTATAGAATTTATCCACCTCATTTTGATACACGAGGTATCGCCTTGCCTACCGTCGGTATACGGGGAGAAACCTTTGACCCCATTCGATCTAAAGTTTATCCGGTTGCACTCCAGAAACATCAATACGACCAATATGCCACGTTGCTCAAAGATGAAACCATTGGCGAAACCATGAATGATTTGTCCATGGGAAATCTGGTAGCTCTGTCCGGTATACTTAACATGTCGTATCCGAGCAAAGGACTGTCCTACATGCAAAAGGTAGAAGGGCGATATAAATACTATGACCGGACGGAACGATGTTTTGATTTAGCAAATCTTGAGAAATATAGTGCTAAATTATTTGCTATCTGCAATCACATTCTAGCCGGAGAAGGAAAAGTTCTGATTTACACCAACCTCGTGTCGGAGGGTCTCATTCCTGCTGCCTTGGCATTGGAATCACTCGGATTTCATCGGCATGCTACTCGTAAAAATTTCATGGTCAAACCAGCCTCCTTAAAGGGACACTACTGTGTATTGACGGGTGATACGGGCATGAGCGATGAAGACAGTACACTCAAAATGTTCAACTCGGAAGAAAACAAAAACGGTGACCTCTTGAAAATTGTCATCATTACCAAGGCGGCCTCCGAAGGAGTAGACTTCAAGCACATTCGTCAAATTCATATCATGGACCCCTGGTGGCACTTGAATCGTATTGAACAAGTCATTGGACGAGGGATACGGTTATGCAGTCATAAGTCTTTGCCGTTTACCAAACGAAACGCTCAAATTTATTTATATGTAGCTAGCTTTGGAACGGCAGAAACCATTGACCATTATTTGTATCGGTATGCAGAAGCCAAGGCCGTAAAAATCGGAAAGGTCCTACGTATACTCAAAGAGAATTCTATGGATTGTTCTATCAATCATGCCCAATTGAAAACGGTAGAATCGTTTGGGTTTACGATTCCTCAAACACTTTCCGACGGAACCGCCATTGAGTATCCTATTGGAGATTCATCGTTTACGTTGGCTTGCGATTTTATGGATTGTCAGTATACATGTTCTGCTCCTCCCCAAAAACCCGTATACCAAGAGACCTTGTATGACCCTTACAAAACCATTGACCGTGTCAAGGCTCTCTATAAAAAGGGGTATGCCTATTCGGTTCAACAATTGTACATTGAACTTAATCATACCACTCCGACGTCTTACCCTCACTTGTACGAAACATTAACCATCATGACAACCACAAAAACCGTATGCATGGACATGCTGTCGCGTCCAGGCTACCTCATTGACCGCATGATAAAGGGGACCGCCTATTATTTGTTTCAACCCTTTGGAGTAGATGAAGATTTAACCATGTATGAACGCCGTATACCGTTGAATGTGGCCCCCCATTCCGTCATCTTTACCCCTAATTTGGTAGAAAATGAATATTCTATAGAAAGTATACTTGAAAAATTAAATCGTGATTATCAGGAAGCGACCCAATTTTCTAAAAAGCCTATCAAAGACGCGACGGAATGGGTTCACCTTGTTCCTTCTATCTTGCCCGTTCTTAAAGTGGATGCTCTTGAAAAGAATCAAATTGAATTCAACGAGGGTATCCTGCATCAAATCGTAGTGGACCATTTGGTAGAAATGCTCATTTATCCAGAAGTATTGTTGCTCTTGAATCATCTGTTTTTTACCCCTACCTTGACGACGGCAGAAACACTGGCAAAACAATATTTCAAACCCTACAAGTATCGCGGCAGTACACTGCTTCGTGTGTGGGATGATATGGAGGTTCATACACTGAAAATGCAGTCCGAGGGATGGGTGCGGTATGACATTCCGTATGAATACCCCGATGAAACGTATCGGTTTGGAACTGTCGTAGGAGGGATTTCCAACCACTCGGCTGAACTGCGTGTCATGAAAACGCGTCTTATGTCGGAGCTGAATACACTAGGACAGATATGCGATGACGCCAATTTAGCAACCGTGGTCAAACCGCGTTTGAATGCTATTCTGGGAGGAACATACAAATATTTAAAACGAGACGAATCTTGCTGTCTAATTGAGTTGTTGTTGCGATACTTGCAACACATTCAGCACAAAAATTCCATTTGGTTTCTGAATTCCGTGGACGTCATTGATTTTAATAAATC